GATTTAATGTCTTCAGGGTGTTTTAATGCCTGTTTTAATGGTTTAGACATAGCAGGATTAATCAACACTGACTTGCCAAATTTAGCCTGATATTCAGGTGATACAGCTACAGGTTTATTGTTGTCGATGTATTGTAGTAATATTCCTAGGTATTTGCCCTGATGTTTGGCCAACTCCTTGGGATTTAGAGATGCTTCTATTAGGTTGATTAAATCACGCATGATACAGTATTTATCTGCGTTCTATATCATCTTCTTCGCAGACTACACCATATTGTATTTCAACTATTTTACAGGGTCTATTGTAAGGATTGTACAATCTATGCCAGGATTCTTTGCTAATCCAATGATGGTAGAATGTATCTAGCTCATAGGTCCTATTGAGCTCTGGACTATCTTCCCATTCTGTTTCAACACAGCAACGTCCTTCCGCTATGAACCAAAACTCCCAACGATCCCAATGACGTTGCATGCTAAGACTTTGTCCAGGTTCTATGGTAAGTTCTTTAACTTTAACCGTTGGCATTTCATGTAATACACGCCAATAACCCCAGGGACGTATAGTTTTAGGGGCTTTCCATTCTTCTAATATCCAACTGCTTGAATTCTTTTTATCGTATCCGCCTACACCAAATTGGAATTCTACATCTTTAACTGACATTTCTGGAATGTTGTCTTGAGTGCGATCGCCACCATTGGCAAAGATAATCTGACTGTTGGGATATAAAGTTTTAACGTTGTGAATGGCTTCTATAGCAGTACCGTCTGTGTCATTAAACAGTATACAGTGATCTACCATCTTGAGATTTTCAATGATCCTGATACGTTCACTGCTAGGCATGAATTCACGACCTTTTTTCTTCCTTAACCAACTGTCACTGTTGACACCAACTACTAGTATATCTCCTAGGCGTTTTGCATGTTTGAAATAGTCTATGTGTCCTGAATGTAAAGGATCAAATCCACCAGTAACTAATACCACACGATTAATCATTTGTTTCTATAGCTTTTTCTAGTAGGAGGTAAGGGTTTAAGCAGTTGGGTGCCAGTGGTAATTACATTATTTTGGAATATAGTGTGAACATTTGAATGTTCTGTCGTGTTGAACACTCCTGTGGATTCTGTAACCGTTACTGGTGCGCCACGTAAAGGTTCCCATTGACTGATGTAGTCAATAAAATATAACTCTTTATCTAACCATGGCATGACTATTTCTTCTTGTTTTAAATATCCGTTGGCCATGATGCTAGATACCATGCTAGGGTGTAATAGATTTTTATCAATTAAATCAAACCATGTGGTAGTTTTTGGATCCATTGGAGCGATGTCTGTTTTATATACAGCCATGTGGACCCACGGATCATTGAACCTTTTTAATAGATATGCATCGCGACAATCAAATCCATTGACAGCTAACATGTAGATCAGCATTATTGGAGTATAATGATAGTAACACCCACTATGGCCCCTGCTGAACTGTTTACTGTATTCTATACCAGTGTGTTGTGGAATAGTCAACAGTAACATGCCATTAACAGTCATCTGGTCATTCCAGTTTTTTAATGTGCTTAATGGATCAGTGCTGCATTGTAAACAATCATGCGCCCACATCAAATCGATGTTAACAGGGAATATATGAGGTTCTGTAAAATCTCGTTGGATCTTTTTAATATTTGGTAGATCAGGAACTGCTGATAGCTTGGACCCATCTCTATCTACGGCAAAAGTATTAAAATTATAAGGTTCTGGAGGGTCATTGTAGTTTTCTAAGGTAGCCCACCATACAGTGTCTTCACCTGTGCCACAGCCCATGTCAGCTACATTCTTAAGACTTTCTAAGAAAGTATCATATTGACGTATAGTTTCTAATATATGTAGACTGTGTCTAGCCAATTGATGCGTCCTCCATACCTGCTGTTCTTAAACGAGTTACGTGTCCTAGCATGAAGTTCTTGCTTTCAAGCCCTTTCATGATACCTAACCATTTATTTCGTAATAGTGCCACTTCATTGATGATGGTTTCAAAGTCGATTACTTCGTCCTCACCATCGACATACTTTTCTACATCTCGCGATGTAAGAGCTCGTTGATAGTTTTCTAGATATTTTTGGAAGTGTGTTCTACGTATCTTGCGTAGACGAATATTAAGATAATTGAGCACCGCTTCAATTTCTTGCAATTGATTAAAGCGACGCTCAGTTATACCGGGCAGGCCAGCTAGACTCTTTTCTATGTTACCATAGATTCCAACTTCTGTTTTAGCTTCATCTAACTCTCTTTCGTAATGTTCAATGAAGTCTGGAATTGCACCAAGACTAGCAACTATGCGACTATACCACATTAATAATCATCGTCCTCGTCATCATCGTAGTCTGATTCTTCGACTTCATCTTCGCCGAGATATTCTTTAAGACTACGTTTGAGATAACTATCGGTACCTGCGAATGCTTTAAGATCACGTTCAGTTATGTTGTGATCAGCTACGATTGCCAACACATGATCGGCAGCCGCTTGTCGATCCTTAGGAGCGATGTACTCTTTACAAGTTAACCAAACTTCACCTAATGCATCTAACTCAATGCTCATTCTTCAACTCCTTCCTCTGGTGTTGTTTCAACTGCTGTCGTAGTTTCTAATAGTTTAGAATTGCTGGAAATATCTTTCATGACGATGTCTAAACAACCTTCTTCATTCGATTCCCATGCTTTGCGGAACTGTTTAATTTCTTTACCATCAGCTGATTTATAAGCAAGTCTATTACCGTCTTTAGCTAATAGACCTTTGGCTTCCATCATATCAGTTAATCCACTGTATGGATTCATGCCTGTTTCATACGGAATCTTAACTTGTACTGATTCAAATGGTTTAGCATATCGAGTTTTCATAACTTTACATGCTGCACGGATACCTTTGACTTCTGATATCTTGTTACCATCTTCGTCTTCTTTAAGTTTGAGTTTGCGCATAGCAACTACTATACTTGAAGCGTAGATAAATCCCTGACCACCCGAAATCTTATCATCTGGGTCAAACATGTCTTGGCTAGCGTAGGTATGGTTAGTTGCCACTAGGCCAACATTGTTACTGCCAAACATATTTACACAATTACGGACCAATGCTGTCAGTGCTTTAGGTTTACGACCCATGTCACCTTTTAAATCGCCCGCTTCAAATTGATTGATGTCTGTTGGTGTTAATAACATACCTAAACTGTCAATAACGAATAAAACTTTTGGACGCTCTTCAGAAGGTAGTAGTTTATATTCTTTCATAAACTCATGTATCGTTTTAGCCACGTCATCGATCATGGCCACATTTAATTTCAGCAACTTGCTTTCATCTGTGCTTACACCTAATGCGTGTAACCAACTTTCATCTAGAGCATTTTCACTGTCGATCAAAATAACATAAATGCCTTGTTCTTGTGCATTTTTAATGATATTACCTGAACAGATATATGATTTACCTGCACCAGATTCACCAGCAAACACTGTTACTTTGCCTAGTGGAATACCTTTATGGAAGTCACTGCTGATCAGATAATTTAAAGTATAATTACCTGTTGAGATCCAATCAGTTGGATCATTGAAACCGATACCTAAGCCATCGATGCTTTTGGTAATCGACTTTCTAAATTTACTAATGTCAAATGGTTTTGGCATACTATTACATCCTTTTTAAATCGGCAACCAATGATTGATTGTTGCCTTGTAAAAAATTATTATCATACCAACGTAATTCTGTTGGATTCAATTCTAAATTAGCACAGGTATAGGCTATTACCGCGGCCTTTTCCCAGAACTCTAATTCTCCAAGATCAAACACTTCTTGTGCTATACAACCTTCACAGATAGCCTTTATATTTTCAAACCAATCTAGATATTTTTTATTGGCTTCTAACATATAATTATGGAACTCTAAACTTTTTTGATCATCCCAGGTCCAACCCATAGTAGTTTCTATAATAGATTTAACATCTTTAACATCATGTTTGATCAGTGCTTCTAACGGAAACCAAACACTAGTAGGATATTTCTCTACTATAGATGTTACCATACTATAATATTTTAATGTCAATGACTCTAAAAAGTCAATTGATGACTGTTCATAGGTGATATCAAAAAATTTATTAAAGTTATCTACTTTTGGAGTATCTTTATAGGCCTTGCCATATTCCATTTTCAAACGCAATAGATGATAAATGTCGTTGGGTTCCAATTGGACCAAACATACAGTATCGGTATCGTCTCTAGAATATTCATTAGCCACTTGTTTTGATACACCATAACTGTAATGGTCAGCACCAATGTTTAAGTGTTTGAATGAATCTAGATTAGCATGATAATAGTTATGACAATCACCAGTATCACTAAAGATCGTCTTTATATCTGTGTTAATCTTACCACAAGAATAGAGGATATGGGCCATAAGTGTACAGCCCATACCTCCATGTGGATAATCAATGATATAAGTAGTCAATTAAGACGCCTTTTGACGATTCCTAATCATTGCTAAGATGTCTTCAGCACGTGCTGTACCGCCAGCTGGAGGTGTTGCAACTGGTGCTGTAGGAGCCGCTGGTGCAGCCTCTGCAACTGGTGCTGGGGTTGATACTGGTGTATCTAATGTACCGTCATCTTCGTGAACTGCTGGTTCAGCTGAAGCTGCTGATGCACTGTCAGTTGAAGCATTAGCTGTAACTACTGTAACACCTCTTGGTTTATAGTAATTGCCCCAACGATCAGCGTCATATGCTTCACCATTTACTGAAGCTTCAAACATTTCTTTGATTACTTTTAGTTCAACATCTGTTGGTTTCTTAGGTAAAAAGTCTGCTAAGTTATATAAACCAAACTGTTCAATCGCGCCAGCTTCTTCTGCTGTTAGTGCAGATTCTTTGCGTGACCATTTACTAGTGCTGTAGTCAGCATAAC